ATATTTGATTACCTCCTTGTTAAATGAGAACGTCCCGCCGGAATGGAATGGAGACGTTTATCTGATGCCAGCCGTCGGGCAGCGAAGTATTGAGAATCTGCACGGTCGCCGGAGAGAACCGGATTCCGCTGATTACCTTGCCTTGAAAGATCACCGCCGCTTCGTCCGCAAGACCGCGTGCGGTCGATTCCCCGGAGAGAAGTGGGACAAAAATCTGAATCACCACCACACCGACGTACCCGGCGAGATTGCTTCCCGGAGAGCCGATGGAGCGCCACGCGCCTTCGCCATCAAGCACGTTGAATCGCACCCACGGCCCCGACGGAGGGGTGAATTTGACGTTCGGCCATGCTATCGGCGTTTTCGCCTCGTAGACCGCAGGCGGACCCGCGCTTTTCAGCGTTTTCCAGCCTGTGGAGAACGCGCCCGCAAGAGCTTCGAAGGTTGATTTACTGTTCATTGAAATGCGCCTCTATCTCCGCGACGGAAATTTCAGCCACGCCTAGAGGAGCCTGTTGAGAGCGTCCATGTTCGAGCGCTGCCGCGTAAGAAAGATTGTTGGAGATGTGGATTTGTTTGAGAGCGCGGTATGCCGTAAGAACTATCGAACCTCTCATCATGGCGTCGTTGACCGTGCTGTCGGTTGTCGTCTCATCCGCGCCGCCGATGCCGACCATCCAATTCGCCCTGAATCGTCCGGTGTCAACCGGGCTTTTCATAGTCACCTTTTTGAGCAGTTCGAGCGCGATTTTGCGGACGAACTGCGGGGCCTGTTCTTTTTCAAGTGAGACTCCCCAGCGCGTCAGGTCGATTGAAAACTTCTTCGCGTCGGCCACATCCTTACCTCCTCAGTTGGAGGTCGTAGTACAACACCTCGCCGTCCGGCTGGTACGGCTCCACGCGCATCACCCGGTACCGCTCCGTCTTCACGTCCACAAAATCCCCGGCAACCGGCGTTGTGGCGATGTCCGCCGCGAGCATGAGTTTTACGTCTCCCGCCTGTATCGTGGTGCCGTCCACCATGTGCGCGGCATAGGAGAGCAAGAGCCCCTTGCCCTGATATGTCGCTGCCGTTTGCGCCGGAGGATCCCATAGATTTGTTTGCGTGTCTTGCGCAATACGAACCAAGGCGACCGAAGCGCCGAATTTACTCAGCGCCGCAGTCGCCTTGTCCGCTTTCGCCTGCCAGTTCATCTGACGCTCAGCTCGATCTCGAAGCGGTCTCCTCCGTAAAGGTTCCCGCCGTCAGGGACTACGATGTCGGCCCCCTCCGTGTTCCCTGATTCCGCAAGTCCGACTGTTTCAAACGCTGTCGGAGGCGCGGCGTCCCATGTCGCATCACCGACGAACTTCAAGGCCGTGAGGAATGCGTCAATCGGCGTGTCCGTGAGCGCCTGTATCGCCGCTTCGATCGTTGCGGCGGCGTTCTTGCTCGCGGTCGTCTTCGCGAGGAGTATTTGCAGCGCTCCCGCTTCCGTGACCGATACGTCGAGGTCGTCGGAGTCGTTGACGCCCCAAATCACCGAAGAAACGAAATTACCTCCAGCTCCGCCTATCCCCGCCGTGATCGTAACGGCACCAAGAGCTGTTTCCGACTCGTCCGCGAACTCGTACACAGCCACCGCCTTCGTTGCCGCAGGACGCGCCGCCGCATACCCTGCGCTCTCTGCAACGGTCAGCGATGTAACATCGATATCGCTTATGGTTGCGGCACGTATCAACGCCTGTATCGCCGCCGCGCTGTTCTTCGACGACGTATCCGAAGCGAGTTTGATTGTCGTGTGCGCGCCAGAAACGGAAAGCTCCAAAGCGTCCTTTTCGTTCGTCTCGAAGGAGAAGGAAAGCTCGTTTCCGATCATTCCCTTGGCTCCGCTTGTGATCGTGAGCGTCTTTCCGGTACCAAACGTGAATACCTTGGACGCGGCGACCGCTCCCTGATACACCGGCGTTGCCGATACACCCGAGCGAATCCGCGCCCATTGGAACGGCGCGAGGTGGTCCGCTATTCCTGCCAGCGAGATTGCTGTATTTTCCGCAACAGTCGAAGTCACCTCCGTCACGGCGGTGCCGTCGTACCCGTAGAGGTCAAAAAAGGAGACCCGGTCGTGCGATACCTGAAACGTCATATCCGCCGCAGTCCATCCTGCCGGGACGAAGACGCCTATTTTTTCTCCGCTCACTGCGAACGGCTCCGTGAGCGCTCCCCTAAATGCAAGCTTCATTTCATCACTCCCTTCATGCCCTCACCAGCCGCAGACCGCCGCCGGAGAGGCACGGACGAAGCAGCCCTTCGATCATGTCGTACCGCGTCCCCGCAGGCGCTCCCGCCGCGTAGGTCGTGGAAATGGGGCCGATCGTCTCCTGAATGACCGCGCCTCCCCGCTCCATGTCCGGCATGAGGTCAATTCCTATATACGCCCTATACGCCGCTTCGCAGGTCGCGTATTTCACTGCGTCCGGTACGCCTTCGATTGTGAAGCCGTCCTCGTCCACAGCGTCCCAACGAGGCCACATGAGCGACTGAGACGCGCCCCGCCGTCTCCCGCGAAAGCGCCCGCTGTATTTGCGGTCTATGAACGCCGTCGCCTTGCGGATCGCCGTTTCACGCGCCGCTATGTTGTCGGCGTCTTTGTCGTCCACCACCCACGCGGTGTTACCCATGTTTGCGTGGTACTCGTCGCAGTCTTCGAGCGATACATAGGCGTTAGCGTTTGACAGTCCGCTCCCGTCCTCCACTACGAGGGCCATCCTGTTTCACCTCCTCGGGAGGTTTCGCTTCTTCTGGTGCGGCTTCCGGCTCCGTGTACAGCTCGTACTTCGCTGCGTCGAACTCCCCACATGCGAGCAGCGCCCATCCGCCCTTGAATTTGATTTTTACGTAGTCCATTCCATCACCGCCTCAATGCAAAAAAAGAGGGGGCGTGAGCCCCCTCGCCTACTGCACCGCCCGAACAGCGAGGTTCGGATTTAGGACCGCGACACCCCAGAGCGCGTCAAGGGCGACTTTGACCGTGGACGTATTCCCCTCGTACCAGAGGCGGCTGCGGATGGAGAGATTCGTCACCGGGTCGGTAACGGTGGCGATCTGTGCCCCGAGCCGTCCGCCCATGTCGCTCAGCGGAGCCATGGCGAGCGCGAAGGCGTGGCGATGGAACGCGAGGCACTGGTTCTTCGTCGCTCCCGATCCGCTGGGCAGCACCAGGGTTACCACCGCGTTCGCCGGAGCGTCTTTCTTGATCGCCGGGAAGACGCTGACCGTTGCCGTGGTTTCGGCGCTCCCGAGGGTCACGTCCTCCGTCAGAACGTACTGCTGGTCATCCCCGGTGATTTTGAGGATGTCCCCCGCTTTGAAGGTGCTCGACGCCGTCAGGGACTTGACCACAAAGGACGTGGCTCCGGCGGAGACGTCCGCGTTGAGGGCCCCAGTAAGATCTGTTGCCGTCCCGGACGTGTGCGCCGGGGTGTTCTGGTTCGCGAAGAACTCGAAGCCGTAGCGCGTTCCGAGAGTACCCCGAAGCTGGGTATCGACGCCCACCTGACCGGCCCCGTCCGCAGTGGCGAACGCCGGGAGTGCGAGGAGACCCGCTTCCACATTGCCGTCAACCATGAAATGAAGATCGTTCATCGGTACTTTATTGTTGAAAAGAGCCTTGCGCACTCCGGTGATGTCCGCTACTGTGGGCGTGGCGCTGATAGCCTCTTTCCAGGGGATCTTTGCGTACAGTCCCACAAGGCTCTGGTCGATGGCATCGGCAAGAGCGTAGGCCGCAGGCGTGATGTGGTCGGTGATGATTTTTTCCTTGGTGAATGTCAGCTCCTTGTCGGTGAGAGCGAACTTGACTTCCTTCCACGTGTCCAGCGTGATGCTCACGTTCTCGGGCGTCAATTCTTGAGTGGTTCCGCCTGTGCTGGTGTTGACGTTCGTAGCCTCGAAGACGGAGGGGCGGGTGATGTTGATAACGCTTCCCTTCTGCTGCGGGTTGGGGTCGTATCCACGATGAACGCGGCCCGCCATGCCGAGAGCTTTGTTGAGCGCGATGAGCGCTTCCTGTGCGTAGAAAATCGGATCGTAGTTTCCAAGTGTATTACTCATTGAGTGTTACCTCCTGTTTTTTGTGTGTGTTATTCCGCTGCTATCTGGAGTTCCTGTCCCGCTCTTGTTGCCGCCTCCCGAGCGGCGCGGTATTTCATGGGATCTTTCGCATCCTCGCGGGAGAGGATGAAAGAGCCGGGGCGAGTCTGCCCCCTGTTCGCCGGGGTTCCGCTCCCGGTAGTTCCGGTGCCCTCAAAAGCACGGCTAAAAATCTCCGACTCGCGCATCTCAGCCACGAGATCCTTGATGGTCAGGAACTCACCTTTGGCGTTAACCCGTGGGCCATCCTTGCCCATGACGCGCACCTTGTAGGCTCCGTCCTCCTCGACGACCTTGACGGCACTCTTGACGTGGGGCAGCAGTAGCTGTGGAATCCCCTTGGCCGATGCAATGGCCTCCGTGGCCGCAGCGTCGACGAGATAGGACTCCAAAGTCTGTTTCATCTTCTCGACCTCGCGGTCACGGCTCTCAAGTTCCTTCTGATGCTTTTCGAGCATCTGTGCTTTCAGTGTCTCCCATTCGCCCTTCTTTTCGAGAGATGCCTTCTCGGCCTCCTCCCGAGCCTTGACGAGCTCGGCAATCTC